GATAAAACAAAAGTTTTAGGCAATATTTTATTTTCAAGTGTTTGCTTTTGAGTAACACTCAATCCAATACCTCTATCTTGATTGATGCCTATTTTACTCATTTCAAAAGCTTCTGCTTGTTTTTTTATATAATCATCTCTGTATCTTAAAACTCTTAAAGACCAGCTCTTTTCTGAGTAAGCAAACTCACTACCAACGCCTATTATATTTTTATCTTTCAATGATCTTATATATTCAGGTTTTAATAGTTCAGACGGATTAATCATTGGAACAGATTCATTGCCATCAAACATACGTTCCATCTGTGCTACGTATGCATCATTTGATATTTTTAGTGTTTCTTTAGCTAGATCACTATTTAATTTTATAATAGCTTTTTTGTTAGTAACATTTACATCTTTATGATTAAGATTTTTTGTTAGTTCATTAATTTGCTCAACCTTTCCTCTATTCTTTAATATGAGGGGAGTTTCATTTGCAAAATCTACCTCAGTTATTTTACCCAAAGGAACTAAATCATTTTTAACTGCTGATATTTTAAGAGAAATATTATCATTCAAAACTTTTGATATATTTGTATCTACAGACTTTTGATATGTAGCTCTAGCTTTAAGAAAACTTACCTGATCTTTTATATCTAATTCATTTATTTCATTATCACTGACTGGTATATTTTTATATAGATTCAGTTCAAGTCTATGTTTTTTTTCAGTGGATATTCTAATTCTTTCTTGTCTTGCATCAGTTTCTTGTGCTTCATATATTGCAATTTTACTTTTCATTGCACTTGCGACTTTATCGCCATCAATGTTTGGATCGTTTGCAAATGATTTACGAGTATCAATTGCCATTCCTAATAATTCGGAAATAGAAACACCAGCTTCATAAGCCATATCTATAGCATTGGTTGCTACACCAGTTTGCAATGCCTGATTATATTGAGCTTTGGCTTTCTGAGCATCTACAGAACTAGAAGCATTGTTGTCTATCATCTCAAATATTCTAGGTTTGTTGGTTTCTAGATATTCTAAATCTTCATCAGTGCCACCATTTGAGATATTATTAATCTCAATTGTTAGCATATTATTTAGAGCTTTTTCTGCATTAAAAAGATTTGTTGCTTTTACATCTGCTATTTGTTTTGCCGATGCTTTTCTTGTTGCCTTACCCCACACATTGCTAAGTGACGGACTTATGACATTAAATACTTCTGGAGATATAGATTCCTTAATACCATTGATATAACTTTCTCCAGCAGTTTGTACTAAAAGCTTACCAGTATTATCAATGCCACCCTCATTTTGTAAGTATGATTGATTGGCAACATCTTGTGCATGATTTTGTATAGCTAAACCATAACTGTTAATAGCCTCTTTCTTAAAGTATTGTTGTGCTTTTCTCAGATTGGCTTTGTTATATATATCAGCCGTGAAAGAATTTAGACTCATTTGATCCAATGGCTTTGGTACTTTGTTACCTTGAGCATCTGTAATTGTTTCTGATCCTATTTGTCGTCCAGCTATTTCAGCTTTTAGAACAGTATCTTGAAACTGATTGTCATCTACAAACTTGGTTACATTAGATACAGTATTAGCAATATTCTGAGTGGCTTGTGCCATAGCCAATGCACCACTAGATGTATCCATAGCTACTGGTCTTACTAAGTTCTGTCTTTTGATTGTTCTTTTTATAGCCATCTATATATCCTTACTTTGCATAATATGCTTTAGAGGCACTTCCAGCGGCATTACCAACACCACTAATTAAAGCAGCTTTTCCTTTAAGTTTGCTTTGCTTTCCCTGTAACTGAAACTTACGTCTGTTCTGTAAGCCCATAAGCTTGATTGCAGATACATCGGCCTCTGCTAGTTTAGTCTCACGTCTGGATATGTTCTTGATACTGCCACTTGAGACAGATATACCACCACTACTAGCACTTGCTGATATAGATGCTAGTTTTGCATTTAACTCAGCCGTTCTATTTATAGCCTCTTGGTCAGCTTGTATCTTAGCCATCTCAGCTTGTTCATAAGATGCCTGTGCATCATTTGCATATGCTTTTTGTGCTTGTCTAGCCGCTGCCAAACTCATTACTGCACTTACACCATAACCTACTGCTCCCATTAGACCTCCACCTCTAGCAATATACCATTCAACGTCATTGGTAATGGTTCTTCTTGTGTCACAGTTACTCGTCCTTCTTTGGACCAACCAAGTAAATATACTTCTTTTCTTTGTGTTAATGATGTTGGCTCTTGTGAGAAATCATCTGTCACTGATCTAAGAAGTATTCTTGTACCACCAGCTTTGACATTTAATGTAGACACCAAATCTAAAACAGCTCTGACAACTCTGCGTTTCTGACCAACACTTACACCATCTGGTAATTGCATCTCAGGGGGTAGGGTGGTTATCTCAGGAGTGTAAGCCAGACCAACTTCTACGGAAGTGACTTGCTGATCCAATGTAACTACACCACTGCCATTTGTAGTGTAAGTTCCCAGGGAATAATTACCCGACCTAACTTGTACTGCTGTATTTGGAAGGTGGGCTACAGTCCATGTAGATGATGCACTTCCAGATAACTGTGATGACATATCAAGAAAATGATCGTTCTGAAATAGTTCTAAAGATTTTACTGTTGAGCTATTAATGGTTCTTTCAACAACTGTATATATCTGTCTATTTACATTAACCATATTCTTAAATGATCCAGTCGTGTCATATCTTACCCAGCCCTGTACCTTTTCTTTTCTAATAGACATAAATACTGGCATATGACCATCTGTATTAAGTAGATAAAGATAACCTTCCATTTGATCTACAGATTCACGTTGTGCTTCGATAGCTGATGGTGTGCCTATTATATGCTCAGATAATAATGTTATTGAATCTGAATTGTAAGCTTGTGAAATATCAGAGAATATAAACTCACGTATTGCACCTTTTGACTTTGTTAGAAATACTATAGCTCCATCAAATTCTTGAGGTTGTACACTGCCTGATCCATAACTTGTCTGCTTTTTGACTGTAATCGTTGATGGTGTAAGAGGTTTGTTTTCACTTGTTGGCACGTAGAGTTCTTGCTCAGATGTAAAGATTGTAAGAAATCGAAATGACTGCAAAGCTTTAATCTCTGAGACTTGTGCTTCTGCAATCTGTATCTGTATGGATTCATCATCATTACCAGTTCCTACATCAAAATTTGTAAACTCAGCTATCTTGGACATAAATAAAAAATTTGGCAGATCACGACTGCCACCAAATATCAATCTTTGGTCATGCAATGTAACGGCTCTTGCATATCCTCTAACAGAACTAAATACTGGCTCTTGCCATTCTGTAATTGCATCAGTATCAGCTATAGCCCCTGATAGTGTAGCCGTAACAACTGTCGCACTTGTGTAACCAGATATTAGAGCATGACGTACTGTATTGGCTGAATCTACAAGCCTTAAATACATTCCATTATAAGCCGATGTAAAAGCATCAGCACTTGCTGTTAATGTCACAGATCCACTTGTTCCACTAGGAGTTAGTGTGACACTTCCTGTTGCAAATTTAAAATAAGGTTGAAAGCCAAGACCTGATGATGTGTCAAAAGCAAATTCTGTTCTTGAGAAGTTAGTTGCACTTGTTCTTTGTAATTTCTGCATTGGGATTGATGGGTGCGTTATAAACATTGTATCGCCACTTTGGGCAACAACTAATGATCCAATATGTGCAGTAAGCCAAGGGCAACTTGTTATAGTTTGTAATATTGCCGTTGGATTAGATATATCAACAATGCGTAATTTGGTATTACTAAAAAATAATATATAAGCTTCATCTTCATCATAGACATAAGCTTCTGTTTGATAATCTTCGTTTGCAAGAGTCTGGAGATACTTTAGCCCAGGTCTCCTAGTGCAACCACCCTGAGCCTTTAACCTTACGTTACGGAGTCTGTATGCCCCATTACGATAGGCTTCAGCATCAACTCTAGATGACAAAAGAGGGGATAGCTCCCCTGATGAAAAATTTGTAGTAAATTGTCTTAAAAGTGCCATTCATTCAAGTTCCTGTAGTCCCTTCAATCTTGGTAAAGATTCCAGAACCTAATCGTATTCTATGGTATCTGCTTAATGCTACTTGCTGAGTTGTAACTTGTTGTGCATCTCTTGCTTTGGCTCTCCTAAATTGTACGTCTGATAACTGACTATATGATCGTGCAATATCTGCTTTTCGTGTAACAGATAAAGCCAAAATTGATGCAAGACGATATATAACCCATAAGGTAAAAGCTGGGGGCCAATATTGTGTATCAACCCTAAATATATAATTGAGAACTACTCTGTCATTCTCATTAGCATTTAAATATATGTACTTTTCATATATATCATATTGCTGAACAGCATCTTCTATAGTTACAGTCTGAACTTGTATAACTGCTGGTTCTGTGGGCATTGCATAAGCAGCGTCCCAACGATCCACTGGCACATCAGCTAATCTTGATAATTGTATCTGACCAGTTGCAAAGTTCCAATTATTTTGAGCAAGACAATCTTCGACTATATCCTCATAACTTGTGTTCATTACCAAAGCTTCATCTGTGGCTTCAGTAAATGAGGACAAAGGCTCCATACCTACCAAAACCATAGCTCTTTGTGCAACCTCAATATCGGTCTTGGCTGTATTTGGCATTATGCGTAAGCCTTTTTACCCTTGTTCTTGTTACCCATTTTTTTATTATTGCGACCTATTTTATCATTATATTTAGCCATCGCAGTTAAGCCTTCTTTTGTATATGGAAATTCCTTACCATCTTTAGCCTTTGGCATTAACTCTACCTCCTAGTTTTACTTTTGATCCGAATGTTACTGAGTAACCACTAGATGAGGAAGTAGCCTTTACAGCTACCTCCTTCTTTTTTGTTGTTGGCTTTTTAGCCATTAGTCACTATCCGAAGCACTTAGTGTCGTGATATTATTCACGTCCACTGTCGACCCATCATTAGCACTAACGACAAACATACCATAGACTGGTGTGCCACCAGTGGCTGTGTTAGCAAAAATTACATCGCCAAGATTCATCTCTTTAGCCATGTCATTAAAGTAACCAGCACCATCTATGACTGTACTTGCGTCAGTTGATGTGTAATGCCAGATATGAAACCCATTTCCACCATAGGAAACT